GAAATTAACAACATGATGCCAAGATTTCATCGTCATCGTGAAGTAGCTAAACTATTAGAGGAAAGATTAAATGAAAGAAATTAACACAGGCGAATCAGTATTACCCGTAAAGAAGCGTGGTGGTGCTAGAGTAGGTGGTGGACGTAAGAAAGGTAGTACGCAAAAGCTTTCAGCACAAACTATCTTAGCCGCCATTGAAGATAAAGACAAACCATTCGCTGAAGGATTCGCAGAAGATTACCACAACGCACGAATGGGCGATGACAAACATCTACTACAAAAGTATCAGAGCATGATATTGAATAAGGTTGTAGCAGATAAGCAAGAGATTGATGTTACAACATTAGGACAAAGTTTACATAATAACTTTAACTTCCCACAAGTTGAACTACAAGATTGGCAACAAACAATGCCAGTCATTATATCTACCAAATGAATGAAATAGAGATTCCGTTATATGGCGAGCAGAAAACTATCCTAGCAGACTGGCTCACTACTGACAAACACTGTATTGATATAGTGCCTGTTGGTAGTGGTAAAACATTCTTAGCGGCTATAGCATTACCGTTGTTTGCAAGCGACCCTCGTTATCATAAGGGCAAAGATATAATCTATAGTGCTCCAACTGGTGCTATGATTAAGTCTTTGATATGGGAGCCATTAAAGCATAGTTGTATGAATCATTTTGGATTAGTTGATGGTAAAGACATTAACAATAGTGAACTTACAATTAAATTCCCTAATGGTGTGTTCATTCGCTGTAAAAGTGCTGAACAGCGTGAGAATTTGCGAGGATTGAATGTAGGTGTTTGGGTAGCTGACGAAGCCTCAATGTATACACAAGATACATTACAAGAGATTACTAATCGTTTGCGTCCCAGAGTTGGTGCACCAGATACAGCAGGTAGATTGATTGTTATTAGTACGCCAAACGGTACGGGACCATTACATGATTTGTTTCAGTTAGCATTACAAAACACTGACAAGTACGTTGTTCGTCATTACAACTACACACAAATGCGTAGTGGTAACAAAGACTTTATTGAAGAACAGAAACGCATCATTAGCCCATTAAAGTTTAACCAAGACTATATGTGTCAATGGGAAAGCGTTGCTGACATGTTCTATTACAGTTGGGACAAGAACAAATACACTAAAGATGTAGTAGATAGAGGTGGTGATTTATATACATTCCATGACTTTAATAAGCGTGTAATGTGTGCGACAGTTGCTCAAGTCACTAGTGCCGGTAACAGTAATGGTACCATAGAGATATTAAAGAGTTATGCTATCAATGATTGTAGCACAGAAGGATTGGCAGAAGCAATTCGTGTAGACTTCCCAAAGCGTAGAATTAACAGTATTATTGACATGAGTGGTACACAAGTTAATCGTGACACTACAAGTCCCTTTGGCGTAACAGACAGAATCATATTAGAAAAGTATGGCTTTACCATTGTTAACAATCGTAAGAGTAATCCATTGATTGCTGATACAGACAATACAAGTAATGCGTTTATCAATCGTGGTGGATTGATAGTTAAGCCAGACGACAGATTTTTATTAGAAGCATTGCAAACATATCATTATGAAGATGGTACACGCAAGAAGTTAGTAAAATACACAGAGCAAAAGTATGCTCACATAGATGGATTGGGCGATTGTATACGCTATGGTATACATTATCTTTTCCCAATTACTCATCATTCAGTAGGTATAAAGGAATATGTAGGTATGGATCAACGACTAGCCAGTCAAGGTCAACCAGGCGTTAATTATATGCCAGAGAGTCCGTTGTATCCCGGTGGTCCAACATGGGAAGAGATTATGAATGGTGAAGAAGCACAAGATTTTATGACATGGGAATAATATGACAAGATATATAGGCGATAGCAATGTACCATTAATAGGCAGACTACTAAGCAAAGTTGTAGTGAATCAAGTTACAGATTGCTGGGAGTGGATAGGCGGAAAAAACAATATTGGTTATGGATTGATTCGTGATGGTGATAAGATGCGTAGTGTTCATCGTGTAAGTTATGAAGAACATAGCAATAAGAAAATACCTATAGGTTTAGTTGTCATGCACAGTTGTGATAACAAAAAATGTGTAAATCCTGCTCACTTAAGTGTTGGTACACACAAAGACAACAGCCAAGATATGGTACAAAAAGGTAGACACAATGTTAATGGACTGTTTAGCATGACTGGTAGAAAGCAACCTAAAAAAATTTGTCCACACTGTAATGGTTCTATCCCTGCTAATATATTTGGTAAATCACATGGTGATAAGTGTAAGCTCAAGTCATAATGACTAAATACATTATGCTGTGCCCACAATTTCAAAGAGAACTCAAAATATGAACAATGGTGAATTATTAAAACGTAATCCAATTTATTCTAGCATCTATATTCAGATGTTAGCTTATCAATATGCGTATCTTGGGGGTATATCCTTCAAACAAAATGTACGCAAGAAAAGACCAAGCGAAGATAGTACTCTTTGGTTAGACTTAGTAAACAATACAGTAGCACAACCTATTTGTCGTTACATTGTTGACACTATTAATGATGTATTGTTTGAGCCAGGTGTTAAGCGTAACTTACAGTTTGCTACACCACAAGGTAAAGCAATCGCACCTGAAACTAATGAATGGATTGACTTGTTTACATTAGATGCTGATTTAACCAATCGTACATTAACAAGTTTCATGGAAGGTGTAGGAGATTTAACTAGCATATTTGGGCATTGTTGGGTCGCAGTTGACATGCCCCAAGCAACAGAAGGGAATCTTGGCAGACCTTACACGTGTGCCATTAGCCCATTGGACGTATGGGACTGGGAGTTTGACTACTACGGTGGTCGCCCAATGCTCAAATATGTTAAAGTTATGGAGATGGAAGAAACAGATTGTTATTACATCAAGTGTTATCACTTGGGCGATGCGACAAGTCCAAGCTATTGGGAAAGCTATGAGGTAGAAAAAGGACCAGGCAAGGAAACTAATCCTGCCAAGCTTATTGGTAGTGGTGTTTACCCTGCTGGCATGAGTTTGCCTATATTCATTGCATATGGTCGTAGAGATCCAAGAACTATTGATTTAGGTGTAAGCGATATTGACAGTGCAAGTGATGCAATGCGTGAATATTATAAACTAGAATGCGAAAAATATACAGCATTACAGTTTGCCCACACATTAATTCGTGCAGACAAGGGCATTAGTATTCCAGTACACGCTGGCGCTATTGTTCGTGCTAATGAAGGTCAAGTAGAAGCAATACCAATTGATACAGGTGATGTTAGTAGAATCATTGAAGCACAAGATAATATATTAGAACAAATTGAAGCACTAACTGGCTTAGGTGGCTTACGCAATACTAAGAACCAAATAGCTTCAGGCGTTGCTATCATTGAAGAACGCAAACAACTACATCGTTTAGCCAAAAGCAAAGCTAGATTGATGGAAGTTACAGAAGAAATGATTATGACTTATGCCGCACGTTTTATGGATCAGCGTTGGGCAGGCGAAATCAATTACAATACTGACTATGAAGCACACGATACAAACTATCGTATGGCATTAATTAAGTCAGCAAGTGAATTAGTTGGTGAGAACGAGATTGTAAAAGCATTGATAACAAAAGAAGTTATCGCTATGCTATCACCAGCAGAAGCAATACCAGAATATGAAAATGTTTACATTCAAACTATTGCTGATAGTGATTTGAAAGACTTGATGACACAAGAAAACGATCAAGTATTAAGCAGAGATTTAGCACCTTCAATGATTCCAGAACATGAGATGTATGGTGAAGATGAAGATAATGAAGATGTAAATGAAAATGGAACGAACGAAACCGTATTAGGCGGTCCAGGAACTCCAGTAACGAATGTTGGAACAACATATTACACACAGCAAGTAGCTCCAGTAATGTTGCAAGGCATGAACACGGGTAGGTAAAACAAGTATTCTATACATTTGTATAAATACATAATACGATAATTACGTTATAATTAAGGAAACAATTAAAATGGATCAAACATCCTCAATCGTTGGCAACGGTGTAGCCCCTGGTACTGCTCAGGATCACGTAAGTGGTGAAGCAGGAGAGCAAAACGTTAATCCAGGTGCTATTCGTAAAAGCACAACTCAGTCATTGCTTAGTGCTATGTCTAATGCTAGTGGAACACAATTCCATTCAGTAGAAGATGCATTAGCTTATATGGCAAGAGTAGGAGCTCAAAGTAATAACGGTGGCAACGTACAGCCAGTGGAACAACCAAAGCAACAAAGTAATGGTCGTGTCACAACTAATGACTTGCATGAACGCTTCAATGAGCTTTCACAAAATCTTGCCCGTAAAGAGCAAGCATTGCGTGAGAAGGAATTAGATAGCGATATTCAGCGAGCAATGGGTGACAGATTTGATACTGACTTAGTTGATTATGCATTGAATAAAGTTAAGAACAATATTCAATGGAATGACGATGGCAGTTATGCTATTGTAAATCAAAAAGGTCAAGAGCGTTACGGTAGTGATGGTATGCCACTAACAATCCAAGGATTAGTACAAGAAGTAGCTCAGGGTAATCCTAAGTTACTACGACAGAGCAACTCTAATTCTGGATCTGGTTTAAGACCCGGACAAGGTTCTTTCACTGGTGCATCAGACGAGGCGATCCCAGATTACTCACGTGATCCGGCAGCTTTCAATGCTTGGGCTAATAAAAATGGCTTAGGTAAAGGAACAGGCTTAAAAGGTCTTGGTGTAACAGCAACAGTATCTAGTTCAAGTCGCAAAGTGCTCTAATTGCCAACTTATATAAAGGAAAAATATCATGGCTTATGTTCTCGGTGGTCCAAATAACGAAGGCGATGGCTTTACAACAGCTATCAGCAATTTCGCTCTACGTGCTATGCACGAATCTAACGGTTTAGTTAATTTCACTAATGTTGTTGCACCTACTCAAGGTCAAACATTCTTAGTACCTAACTTTGCTCCTATCACATATCAAGACTACAATGCTAATGGCACTGGTGGTACATTTGGTACAGGTAACGCAGTTGTACAGAATCCATCATTGGGTCAAGGTACAATTACAGCAACTCCAGCAGTTGCACAAACAGCATTTGATATCTTCTACGGCTGGACAACATCATTCACATTGGCTGCAACGCTTGGTGCTGAATTAGGTGAGTCATTTGCTGAGAAGGTAGACCAACGTGTTACAGCGGCTTTCTTAAGCTTCAAAGCAACTCCAGGTAACTTGTTCTACACAGCAACTCCAGCTGACGGATTTGCACGTGTTCTACAATTAGGTGCTATGGAAGTTATTGGTGCTACTAACACTAGTGGTACATGGACAGATGGTTTCACATCAAATAGCATTCTTGATTGTATCCGTTTAATCAAGCAAAACTTCAAAGTTGCTCGTATGCCTGGCACACCAGTTATCGTTATGGATAGCAACGGTGATGCACAAACACAATCAGGTTACACTGGTGGACAAGTTGGTTCTAGTTTGAATCGTTTGTTGGCTGAGTTAACTGGTGGTGCAGTAAGTCAATCTGGTGGTAGTAACCTATCTGCTCTTGGTAACGAATTGTTATCAACAGGTAAGATTGAAAGTGTTTATGGCTGTATGGTTATGTTCACTACATTCTTGCAAGACGCAACACGTACTGTTGTAGGTCAAGCTTCATTGCCAGTACTAGTTGGTGCTTACATGGGCGACAGTGCAATCTTCACTGTTATGAAAGAAGGCTTGCAACTTAAGACTGGTGAAGTACCAGGTGGATTGCAAATTTGGTTAACTGGCGTAGGCTACTTTGGTAGTGGCGTTGGTGACTTGCGTAGAGGCGGAGCTATTAACATTCTACAAAACTAAAGTGAATAAGACTGAGGATCTAAACATCCTCAGTCAATGTCTAGGAAAAATATAATATGTCAGTACCATATCAACGAATCTCAAATGCAACAGTAGCAGATATACAATTTTACGATCCGGCAGCGGAACGTAGAGCGGCTGCACTTGATGTAAATTGGGCACCTTACTTCAAAGTTGCTTCACAAGAGTGGCTATACAAGTTAGAATTTGGCTGGTGGCAAAAATACTGTGATACAGTATTAGGTGCTTACTATTATGCTAATCTACCTAATGGACAATTAATCTCAAGTTTTAATCCTAGTTTGCTCATTAAGAACGATCAAACACTTATTCGTTTAGACACATTCGGTGCTATCTTAGTTTTCTACGAAAGCTTAGTAACAGATGTGTCAAATATGAATGAAGTAGATTTACAGAACTACGAGTTCGCACAAAAGCGTTGCGAAAACGAATGGACTAAAGCGTTGCAACTTATGAACTTCTATGATTTATATCAAGATGCTCCTAACGGACCAACAACGAAACTTGAAGAAAATTGGACAGCAGACGTTGATTATTTTAACGGTGACAGGAGATATTTCTAATGACTGTTAATACAGTTAGTACATTATTGGTACCGAATCAACCTCTCGTCAATGGTACACAAATCATTGATGTGTTGAGACGTGACATTCCAACAGAATGGAACATACCAATTTATGAAGACTTCCCTAGCAACAGTGAAAAAGTTCGCTATGGTGTCTACGTAAGTGATGTACATACAAACAGTCGCAACCCGCATCAGTTGGCAGTTCAATATTGTGGCACAATTTATCATGCATTTGATGAGTTTAATGTTACATATATTAGTTACCAAGATGATCCTTATAACATACAAGTAAATGCTATTGTAGCAAATCTTGTTGTTGCTATAAAGGATGACGGTGAGCAATTGATGAATGGTTACTTTCAACGTGACTTTGATCAAGTTAGAACATATGGACCTACACAAGCAGAAAAGCATACTTGGACATTCAGTTTATTACGCATGGAATTTAATACTTAAAGCCTAACACAAGGAGAAATCAAATGGCAAGAATTACGGTAAACACAACAGGTACTCAACCAACACTATTGGTAAGTACTGACCTAATTAGCAACAGTGCTAACTGGGGCAACATAGCAAACTCACTATCAGTGACTTGCTTACAAGACGTTACTATCACAAATAGTACAGGAATCTATTCATACATTGATTTCTGTTCTGGTGATATGCAAAAATTAACGACTCCAGCAGATAACGAAATTTCTGTTAACATGGTTATTGATGGTACTGTGTACTTTGGTACAGATCAAGTATCTCCAGCAACTGCCGCTGAATACGGTGTTGCAGGATTATCAAATAACAAAGTTGAAGTACAGTGGAAACTAGTACTCAATGGTGGCAATGCAACAGCGAATGCTTACTACTATGCTGGTCAAGGTTACTTAAGTAGCTTGGCACCAACAGTTAGTCCAGACGCACCCGTTTGGGTTACACCAATGACACTAGCTGTCAACGGTAGTATGGTATCAGCTATCAATCCTTAATCAGTGATTGAGTAAAACAAGGAACACCCTAAAAAGTGTTCCTTTTTTATTAGAAAGAAACAAATGAACAATGAACATAATATTTGGTTACATAATGATGAAGATAAGCTACGTAGCTTATTAGCAGACGAGGCAAAGATGATGCCTATGCTTGATGCAATGCAATCAACAATAAGACAACTAAAAGCAAAGCAAGCATTTCGTATTGCACTACTTAATCAGTTACTAGATGGTACTGATAAGAAAGACTAAATACATTACAATAATTTACTAAGGAAAACAAATGAACATTCAAGAATTCGCATCTACTCCCAAACTAATAGAAATCGTATTAGACGATAAGGAACTATTAGACAAATACAATGAACCAATTACATTTCATACATATGATATAGTTGGTTTGTCTACATACTTTGAGTTTTTTAACGCACGTAGTGACGGTGAGTACGAACAACTAGATAAGATAATCAAAAAACTTATATTAAACGATCAGGGTAAGCCAGCAATTAAGCATGACCAAGATTTACCCATAGATATTGCAGCGGCAGCAATCAATAAGATTGGGGCTATATTGGGAAAGTCACAGAGCAAGACATCAATCCCGACAGTTGGAGAACAGCCAGAATGATAACACTAGGTCGTATGGCAGAGAAGTATGGAATGTTACCAAGTGAAGTTGAACAACGTGCTACTACCTATGACCTAATGATATCCGATGTACTTGCTACATACGAAAATTTTCAACAGCAAAAAGCTAATGGTAAAGTTGACCCAACAGTATATCAATTTACTGATGATGAACTTAAGCATATGATGGAGAAAGCACGTGGCGACTAATAATATATCTAATCGTTTGAATAAAGTCCTAGGTGTACTAAGTGATAGTAATATTACACAAGAAGCATATAAGAAGTTTGTTGATGTAACACCAGTAGCTACGGGCAATGCTAAACGCAAAACTCGTAAAACTGGTAATAGTATTGATGCAGATTATCCATATGCTACTGTGTTAGATAAAGGTCGTCATATGACTAGTAGAGGTATGCGTGGTAGCGACCAAGCGCCAGAAGGTATGACTAAACCTACAGTAGATCACATTAGAGCTTATGTTAAGCAAAAATTAGGTATAATATTAAAGTGAGGACCAGTTAATGGCAACAATAGACAAATATGTTATTCAATTAGATGTACAAGGTCAACAAGCAGTTGACCGATTAAAGAATAGTCTAACTGGATTAGGATCAGCAATTGCAGGTATAGGATTTGCTTCCTTTATAGCTGGAGCATTCAAAGCGGCAGATGCGATCGGTGATGTTGCTGATGCGACAGGTATCGCAGTTGGGCAAGTAGGAGCATTAGCTGATAGTCTTAAATTAGCTGGTGGTGATGTTAAAGATGTTGGTAAATTACTTACAACATTTTATGGTAATTTAGAACAAGCAGCCAATGGTAGTGAGAAAGCACAAGATGCATTAGGTAAAGTTGGCATTAAGTTAAGTGATTTAACTAAACTAAGTGAAGGTCAATTATTAACTAATGCATTACAATCATTATCACAAATGGAAGCTGGTGCAAGTCGTACAGCAGCCGGCGTAGAATTATTTGGTAAAGCATTTAGAAACATTGATCCTACAAAATTACAAGCAATACTAGATACAAAAGATGTTACTAAATTTCAACAAGAATTTGAAAAAGCTGGACAAGTTATGGATAACTTGGAAGCTAATTTTGCTACATTACAAAAAGCAGTTATCGGTGTCTTTACACCATTAATTGGTGACACTGATAATTTTAGATTATCATTAGAGCAAGCTGAAAAAGTAGTTAAAACATTAGGTATATTATTTGCTACAATGTTTGCAGCTAAAACAGTTGGAGCCATAATTCAAATTGTATCAGCAGTTAAATTATTAACTAATGCATTAAAAGGTACAGTCATTGTTCAAACAGCATTGACGGCATTGAGTGGTCCCCGTGGATGGGCAATTATTGCTGGTGGAGCGGCAGCGGCAGCGGCAGCAGTATATGGGTTAAACAAGGCGTTAGAAGGTACTAATGATGAGATGAAAGATGCAACTGGTTCAACAACCGGTACTCCTGCTCCTGCTACTAAACCAGCATTTGCTAAAACATCATTATATACTAAAGAAGAATTACAAGCCCGCAAACAAGCATTAACCGTAGCACAACAAACTACGCAACAACAAATAGCACAAAATAAGGCTGCACAAGATTATCAACGCATCATTAATACTACAATTGGTATGGATCAAGACCAATCTGATATTATTAAGTTAAACGCACAGTTAGAACAAGATGCCGCTAGTAAAATATTAGATTTAACAAAACAAATTGATATTGAAAGATCCAAAGGTCGTGGAACTAATCAAGGTGTTATTTTAGAACTACAAAAACAAAAACAAGAAGTAATTGATAATCTTGCTGCTACTAAACAACTTAAGTTAGAAGAACTTGCTAGATTGCAAGCTATTAAAGACCAAGTTAATAATAGTAAAATGTTATTAGAACAAGTTAATTCAATGAATACTGCGGCACAAAAATCACAAGTTCTTGCAATACAACAAGCTGTGGTTGTAGGTAAATTAACAGAAGAAGAAGCACAACGTAAAACTGATTTATTAAATGAAACAATTAATAATACAAATAAATTAAATCAATTACGAACACAATTGAATAATGCAAATGATCAAGGTTTAACACAAGAAGCTAAAAATATAAACGAATTAATAAATCTTGAAAAAGCACGTTTTAATATGGAAACAGAAAATATTAAAGCCAAGCAAACATTACAAGACCAATTACGTCAAAGTGAAATAGCTGGAGCTAAGTCAGCAATAGAAGCTATTACACGTAGCATGGATCCATATCAAGTTGCATTAGCATCAGTTAATAGCGTTTGGAGTAATATGGGTAGTGCTATTGATAAGTTTGTTGATGGTAGTACAATGAAATTCAGTGATTTGGCTAAGAGTATTATTAGAGATTTAATTAAAATTCAACTTAAAGCACAAGCTACTAAACTATTCAGTGCAGCCGGTAGCTTCTTAACTAGTATGCTTGGGTTCGCTGAAGGTGGTACTCCACCATTAAATAAACCAAGTATTGTAGGTGAAAAAGGTCCTGAGTTGTTTGTACCAAAAAGCGCAGGAACAATTATACCAAATAATAAATTAGCAAGTGTTGGCTCTGGATCGGGTACTGTTGCTAATGCCGCACAAGGCAACACATACATTACAAATAACATTAGTGCTATTGATGCCAGATCAGTCGCACAATTGTTTGCTGAAAATCGCAAAACATTATTTGGGTCAGTACAAATGGCACAAAAAGAATTGAGTTATGGTAGATAAGGAATAAAAAATGTCAGGTTTACAATCAATATTAAATTACTGTAATGGTCTACAAATTGACCGTCGCAAAGTAGTTGGCATACAGTACACACGAAATGAGATACCTCGTGTAAGTCAAACACCTACACGCAATCCATGGAAGTTTACATTAGATATGCCAGCTAGCTATCGTTACAATGAAGCACGTGCATTAATGGAACAACTTGATACATTAGATAGAATCACACCACAAGTAATTACATTTAGTAATTTACCTCAATTAAGTTGGATGTTTCGTTATCAAGGTAGTATGAGCGTAGCTAATCGTAATGCAATAACTGTTACTAGTTTTGTAGGAGATCAACTTGTATTAGGTAACTTACCAGTAATAGCAAGCACACGTGTTTTATTTGAACCAAATGATTTGATACAGATTGGTAATAATTATTACCCATTTACA